GTTATCTTGCTTCTTTCTCCAAGGGACATGATATATGGGAGGGTAACCAAAGAAAGAAGGATTAGGTTTGTCCCCAATGAGCTTGTGTCGGTCAATTACTGTAATTACTTTATTTTTTTCAAAGGTATCATTTACCCAATCGTAATAGTCACCGTAGAAGGTTAAGATCTCTACATAATCGGATATAAGATAAGCACGGAAAGAAGTGAAACCATCCATTGAGTACAAATGATCTCTTTGGATCCAGTCTCCTTGGAAGGTTCTAGCTCTGAAACGTATGTTCTTAAGGTACTTATAAAGCTCTTCATACTCTTCTCTGTTCTCATCATTAGACATCCTGTTGAGCATTTCACGGACTTCACCCATCGAAATGATAGAACGAACGACTTTCGGAGAAGACAAGAAGTCTTCTGCTGTCGGGTTCATAACAATATCTAGCGGAGAGATACGTCTGAGAGCAGGGCCTACGTAACCTGATTGAACTTTATCGGGTAAATCTACTCGCTGGTCTTCCCACTTAACAGTAGCAAAGCAGTTACCAAAATCAATATAGTCAAGGATGATTTTGTCCATCTCATGTTTAAACGAGGGTTGATTAATAACCCAAGACATGTAATTAACAATAGCGTCCCTTTTATCTTTAGAAGCAGAATCTTTCTCCGAGGCTTCCCACTTCAACCATTTTCTAGTAGGGAACATGGTTGCCGTATAGTTCGAGTATAGATTGTCCCTAATTTGACAGAGTTTTGGGACCGTAGTTTTGTTTTTCCACGGTAATTGCGCGTTCGTGGTTTGAGTCGTATTCGTAGCGTATACGTAACGCCTGATTTCTTCCCAGTCATTCTTTTTGACTTGACGAAGAGTTTCCCATTGAATCCATCTCTCAGTGATTCTGACTGCTAACATATCTGGTTGGAGAACATTCTCCAACGGCATTACCTTACCGGTCATGCTACGCCGCCAAATACTGAATGAAACTGAAGCACAGGTTGATTAGCTTTCTGATATCTAAATGTATTAATAGGAGCCATTCCTTGAGCAAAGTCGATGGCAGATGCTAAAGCATCTTTTACGTCATCGTGAGCAGGATTAGCGAAGATAAGTTCATCTTCTAATGTCTGACAGAAGCCACCTGAATAGTGCCATATCTGTCCATTCGCGTAGCGAGGTTCAAGTGTAGAAAGTATTCTTTCTTCTTTAGAGCCTTGCCAGCGCGAAGGTCTGTATTCTTCTACCGTTAGAGAAAGGCCCAAAGGTCTGATGTAGTTCTCTTTTAAGTCTTTTACAATTACAACTTGAGCTACCGATACCTCGGCTCTTAGCTTACGGAAACCCCATTTTTCATAGAGTTTAAGAATACGTTTGAAATACTCAGACATCTGCTGAGTTTTAAATCTATCTATGTCTAAGACATAGAAATTATTATCTCCATCTACTCCGACAACTACGACAGCTGAACTGTCTCCTCTTTTACTGTCAGAAGAAGTAGAGTATGCAAAGTCTACTGCTGCTACTAGATTAAGAGGTTTATTGTTGAAGTACCACTTACCTTGTTTCTGAGCGAGATACTGTGGGTTATAATACTGAAACTGATCTCTTTTTATAGGAGACGAATCAATATCATGAGGATCGTTATAATACTGAGCTCTGAAGTGAATTTTGTTGAGATACTGTGCTCTTTTGAGAGCTAATACCTTTTCATCAAAGCCGTAGTATTTACCATTGAGTCCTTGGCTTCTAGGCCAGATGAATTCTCCAGAACCATCTCCGACGTTCTCGACAGGCCATTCTTTGAATGTGAAGAGAGGAGTACGGTTAGCGACATCTCCTAGTTCATCATAGTCTTCGATCTCCATCGCTAAGAGATCTGAGTAGAGATCGTTAGGATGATAACGAGTTCCTACGACCCATTCTTTAGCTAAGACACCTTCGATAGAAGACAGATAAGAATACTGCTCTTTTACCTTTTCTCGTCCTTCTTCTGTATAGGCGTTAGCGTGAACAACTACGTCATCAAGTACAGCAATATCGCAATGGAGCCCCACAATATTAGAGGTAAGTCCTGCTGTAAAGATGCTAGGGTCACGGATGAATTCCTGTTTACGTTTAGGATGATCTAAAGAGACTTCTCTCTCGGTCCACTTTTCTCTTTGAGTATCTTGTTCATTCACCATCTCTGGCCAGTACAATCTGTACTTTGGACTTGTCAGGATATCCTTCATGAACTTTAATTGCTTTGTAGCCAAGTTGCTTGTTGAAGAGATGTACAGAACTCTTAGAGTCGGATCTCGGGTAAGTTCCCAGACAACCCGGTAAGCAATCATAGCACTCTTCATATGATCTCTGGGAAGCAACAGTAATTGATGCGAAGATGCGTTTGAGGCGGTCCACCATTGAATAATCTCTCTGTGTATATTTCCTAATAATCTATCGGGATTAACAAGATTGATAAAATATTCTAAGTCAGATTCAGCTCTGGCCTTATGATCAAGCCTAAGCTTCTCCTTCTCTGATATTTTCTTCTTCGCCATGCGGTCTGTGGTATCCGTTCAGTAAACCAAGTCTTGCTTGACCAACTGCTAAATTTGTGAAACGTTCTAAGTTCTCAAGATGTCTTGTCTGATCTTGGACTTCATGATCTTTTAATAAATGTAGGAGATCTAATTTAATCCCTGTGAATTTACTGTTAAGATGCCAGGCTAACCAAGCCACCATTGCCATGGTAGGCAATGATGTATTGAATAGCCCGAGATCTATACCTTGTAACCAGCTCGACACTTAGAGAGGAGCTTCGTACCACCACATACCACCGATACCCGTTCCAGTATTGGCTGCACTGGAAGATAAGCTAATGAAGGTTCCTGGCTGAACGATAATCATACCCTCCGGATCAAAGACGAAGGCATTACCTTCGCTGGAGGTCGTGATAACGTCAGTCGTATAGCTGAGGAGAGGAGCGAACAAAGTAGGTGCAGTCGTAAGGGTTGCTGCAGAAACTGCTGTCGCAACAGACGTCAAATTACCGACGCTGTTTAAAAGACCACTGCCGCGAGTTGCAGTAATAGGAGTCGTAGCCGACAGAGGAGCAGCCGTACCTAAAGCAGAGCCTGCATTCTGAGTAATAGCAAGACCAAGCATCACAGCTGCCGAAGAAGCAGTCACTGGTGCGTAGATAATCTTGGCTAAAACCAGGTTCTTACCTGAACCTGCTGGGTTCCACAGACCAAAGCTTGTAACAGCGGTAGCTGTATAAACGGCAGGAGCAGTTGCAGAGACCTGAGTTGCGTAAAACAAGCTTCCACGATAAGACTGCGTGTAGTATTTTCCGTGTAACTCCGCAACTAAGGCTTCTCCAGCCTTACCGAGAGTATCAAGAATGTTCGACGAACCATCGTACTGCGAGATGGAGGTCGGATTTAAGACAGTACCAGACATATATATGTTTTCCTTTAATTGAGTTTTATATGCATATGCTTACGCGCTTGGTAAGCTTTGAGTTTATTCTAAGCTGAGGAAGCATGTATTTTTGCATGCATTACATGCTATGCTTGCTGAGAATAAAATAGGTTAATAAAATAAGTAGATAGTAAGCATAAAATCATACGCCAAAACGTATGTGTTTATCCATGCTTACTAGGGGCTCTTCTGATGGTTCAGGAGTGCTTACGCGCTCAGACCATCGTGCTTGCGCTGCCTTGCGAGCAATCTCTTTTCGCCTGCTTGCTGTCAAATTCTGAGCCCGAGCATAGCCTCCTTTAACCGCAGAGGGGTGTCCGAGCAAGTATCCATACAAACTATCGAGATTTTTTCTGGAGCGCGTTAGCATATGCCATTCCACCCTTCTGTCCTAGGTTAACTGCGGCTATATGCCGGTATAAAGTGTCCAATCCAGCCTTGTATTTCCAAGGATTTTGGTCTACCTGGACCTCTTTTTCTGTTATATACCTACCACCGGTAATAACGGTAGTAAGTTCTTGAAAGGCACATGTACCAGTAGCTTGTTGAAAAGCTGAGGTCTGAAAGGCGTTAATGCCCATTGTTACTCCTAATAAGCGTGACAGCCTATGTTAGGAGTTCCGCTTGTAACAGTGTTTCCAAATAAGTCTGTAGAACCTACATCTAGATTATAAGGAGCAGCAGAAAGATTTATCCCTGCAATAAGACAAGGAGAACCTGATTGAAGTTTATAATCTGTGGTTGTTAATGAACCTGCTGTTCCTACAAATAAAGGATCAGAGGTTATTCCGGTAGGATCGAAGTAAGGTATATTAGCTACAGCTACTGAATACGGAGAAAAGGTTTCCCCATTGTATTCAAACAAAGCTCCACCAAACCAACAGTTATTATTCATCACAAAAGTAGAAGACATAGTGCCATCACACCTAAATGCACGAGAATTTTGTATTGTATAAACGATGTTGTTGGCCCATACACCTTTTGAAATATTTGGTTGGAAAAACCAGACATTGTACGTATTAGCTACTCCAGTCGTTTGAACAAAAGTATTTCCGTAAACTTGATGAGTTTCTCCGTTCCCCCAATCTTGAATGACGTTATTTGCAAAGATGACGCCACAATCGATGACAAGATTGTATCTGATGATAGAAGGACCCCATGTTCCAGCACTAGCGAAGTCTATCAATCCTCCATAACAACCATAGCAGAAATTTCGTTCACAAAGACAGTTCGTGGAACCGTCGTCTCCCGCATCAATAGGATCAAAGTCTGTACCGCCATAAAAAGGTCCTACAGGACGAACGTAATAAACAGTATTGTCGTGAACCCACTGACGGTCACCTTGTCCTATCTCAATGCCAGATGGACCACCACCGCCGGTGTTTGTCATATTACCACCACAATCATGTATGGTATTGTGAGCTATTTCAAGTAAAGCATTAGTAGGAACACCAGCAGAATAAGTGAAAGGAACTGGAGTTGTGTCTGTTGGACTTAAGAAAATTCCATTGGTATGTATTCCAAACCCTGATTGAGTAGGATTATCAGCGCTACCACCAATATTCTTAATTTCATTATTCAGGATGAAAATATTGTATGTATAATAGTTTACATAAATACCATTTTGACAAGCAGTAGTAGGAGATGTTCCACCAATAGTACAGTTGTTTACAGAGACATCATGTCCTGCAATATTGATACCAAAATCACCATCAGTTAATACAATACTGACATTTGTGAGAGTATTGTAATTATTTAAGACAGTATACCCAGAATGGATCTGTGCCTGACCTGTGCCAAAGGATGTTATAGTCGCTCCGACAGGCGGAGTAAGACTGCCGGGGAATGCTTCTCCACCCCAGAAGTTAATAGTAGAACCAGAAGGAGCAGAGTTAGCACGATTAATAGTCAACCATGCTTGAGTCTGTCCGTCTGCAGAATCACTACCATCAGAACGCACATAGTAAACCCCTTCCTGAACAGCAGGAAGAGCTGGTAAAGGAGGAGGTAGTAAAATATCTTCTATGTAAGTAGAGAACCAATTAGTCATTAGGAAGCCGTTATACTAGCAGTAATCGGAGAAGGTGCTGCAGACTGTGGGAACCACGATCCACTCGTAGCGCTATACCAAGTCGTTCCGTGTAATGCGTAGATTAAACCACCTGAAAGAGCAAGTTCAGTACCTGTTCCTGCCGTAGATGGAGTAGGCCAGCCTGTGCCATTCTGTAAGATCGTATAGTTAACACCGTCTGAAGATACCGCACCAAATGACCATACGTTTCCGGAAGAGTCAGTTAAACTAGTAGGTGCTGTAATCTCTTCGACATAAGCCTGAAGAGCAGCGAGAAAAGTAGAATCTTGAAGAGGAGTAGTCATTTTTATATTATATCCTTATTTAAATAATTAACCTATTCGCCAGCTTGTGCCGTCGAAAAATATTGGTACGACATTGGCGCCGCTGCCGTGACCGGCAATTGTTGCACCATAGTTACCCGCCATTGTGAGTGTACTGTCGGTGACAAATCCCCGACCACCTTTTATGCCTGTTGGTATTGTTGCAACCGTCCACCCACCGTTATTACCTATGTCATTGTTTAGAACAACTTGACCTGTATTGTAGTCACAATAGATTGCCGGAGCACCTGTTGGTCCTGTTTTAAATAACATAGCACCAACGGTATTGTTAAAGAACATCTCATCTGGATAAGTATTAAACTGTGCTGGAGTCCAGTT